ACCACACCAACAGTGGTGCCAGTAGTGATTGTTGCGCTAAGTGCTTGGGGGTTACCCGCAGAAGAAAGTTGGATGACATCGCCCGTGTAGAAAGCACCCGAATTATTAGTCGAGAGCTTGAACTCACGGATGACACCACCATTAAAAGCCTGTCCACCGATCAAATTGACCGGCTTCAGGCCGTAAGGGCTGGATGTAGAAGCCATTAGAGTTCTCCAAATTAAACTGGTTTACCGTTACCGAAAGTGACCTTCGTCTTCTTCTCCGCAAAGAGAGGCATTCTAGGATCGCTTTCACGCATGAAATTATTATCGACGGATTTAATCTGGGCATCGGACTGCTCATTGTAGTGAGCATTACGATCTTCGACTAATTCCTCGGGGGCTTTACAAAGCATCAGACCACCGATAACGACGTTATCTTTAAACCTTTCATCTTCAACATTGGTGAGGAAGATTTCAGGGTGATCAGAAGCCTTGACAGGTTCCCAACCTTCTCGGAGTTTGGAAGAGATATTCATGGGATCAGCTTGCCCTCGAATAGCGACTCGCACCCAGTGGTAGGTATAACCTTCCTCTGGCTTAGGAGTGGGAAGCAACTCGGGGGGTCTCCACGAACGCTTGCGCTCCGTTTTTTCACGAGTATTTGAATCTCGATTAAGTCTGTTTTCAGCCATGATTAATCCCTTTTCATTTGAACTTTAGCAACCTCACGGGCGTACTCTTGTAGCGGTATGTTGTACTTCTTGGCGTACTTCACTTGTGTGTCCGTAAGCTTTATCTTCCTAGGAGCAACACTTCGTGTAGCAGGTGCCACTACGCTCGCCTTAGGGCGGGGTCTTACCGCTGGTTCTGTATCCTCGTCCGAAAATCGGTCTGGGAACAATTCACGCATACGAGCATCAATGATCTCGTAGTAACGATCCGATGTCGGATCGATGTTCTCTTTGACAAGTCTGTTGTGCAACCCCAGCGCATAACTTGTCATCTCATCATCAGGCCCAAACCACGGATTAGCTTTCGCCCATTCCGTGACTTTTGGATCTGGTGCAGGGGCGGGTTGTCTAATTTGTACATCATTTGATTCTTCTTGTAAAGGGGGTACTTTAAAGTTAGCAATCCTGTCGGATTTTAACTTTGCCCCGGTCAGTGCTTCTTGCGCCGCAATAATGGCATCCGCATCACCGGCGTCGTACGCCTCTTTATAAGCACGTTTGGCTTGCTCCAACTCAACCTGCACGGACTTCTTGGCTTGCTCAATCAGAGCCGTTTGGTTTTTGTTGACGTTTTCTTTTAGCTTGCGGTTTTCTTCAGCTAAGTGCTGGGTGATCCGCTCAAGTTCAAGTTTCTCACGAAGCGCAGACTCTTTTGCTCGACGCTCTTCGTGGTATCCCTTGCTAAAATGTTGTATCCGCTTACGAACCTTTTCAGAATATTCACTAAGTTCTTCCTCAGTGACCTCTGTAGGAGGCTCTTTCATCGGACGATGCCCACGATCTTTAGGTGGCGTGTCGTCAACAACTTCTACGTCAGCGTCATCTGTGACCACTTCAACATCTGGGGACTCATTAACTTCGGTCTGAATCTCCTCTTTGGGGGCTTTTTCTTCCACCTCGTCAGGAAATTCAAACTCCGTTTTTTCCATTTCAGCCATTTGTTACTCCTTACGCACGGGTTACACCACGGGGATCCGCAACTACAGCCTCGATGCTATCGTCATTCATCAAACGATATTCGACGCCATTAACTCTAAACCGAGTGCCTGTATTGGCACGGAATAGCACGAAATCTCCTACTTTGCACCAAGGGCCAGTCGGAAATCGGTCTTTGTCGGCATACGCTTGCTCTCCCATATCCAAAACCGCACCCACGATAGAGAGGATCTTCTCTTCGTAAAGTGTCTTGTCAGCTTTAACAATCCCGCTTTCAAAGGTTTCTTCAATCTTGGGTAATGCCACAAGCAGTCGGTAACCGACGGGTTTAGGCAGTTGCGCTTCTAACTCTTCGTCAGAGACTTGAACTTCATCACTCATTGTCTTCTTCTTCCATAAAATTACGCGAAAGGTCTTTAGTGGTTTGAATAGCAAGTCGGAGACCTTGGATCCGACCTACCAATTCCCTGTACTTCTCAAAGCTGTCGGCCTTGCCAGTTACAAGAAATTCTGTCGCAGAAGAGATGTCCTCCTCATGTTTATCAACAAGCACGTCAAAGACGGTTTTAGCCATATTTAGCGACCCCTAGTGGGTGGTTTTTTGGGTGTTGCAAGTGTTTTTAGTGCATCCAATTGCGTCTTAGCCTGAGCCTGACGGTCTTGGGTTTTTAGTCGAGCGGCTTCTTTAGTTGCCTCAATCTGGACTTTTTCTTTCTCCAACATCAACTTCTGTGCCTCAAGCTGTGCGTCCACCTGATCTTTAGCCGCTTTACGCTGAACTTCTTGTTGCTTGATCTGGACCTCAGCCTGTTGAAGCTGGAAGAGAGGATCTGCCGCTTGCTGTTGTGCCTGTTGCTGGGCGGCTTGTTGCTGGTGCGCCTGAGTAAGCTGTTTGCCAGCGTCTGCCACGAGACGGGACAACTGCACCTCGACCTCTTCTGGCATCTCCTCGTTGGGTGCGGGTAGCTCGACGCCAAGCCGCTCCTCCATCTGCTGGCGGTACTGGAAGCCCAAGTGTTCTGCCAAGTGCGCCTGTAAGGAGGCCATGATCTGCTGAGCCTGTGGGTTTTGACCGATGGATGCCGCAATCATCGGATCCTGCATAAAGCTCATGTGCGTGGCGATGTGTGCCTGATGATCTTGGTAGATGAATGCCTTGAGCGGTTTGCCAATCAGTGCGTTCATGTTCTCGCTAACCGGATCGGTCGGCTTGGCATCCTCGGCAGTCGGGACAAGCTTGTCTGCATTCTTAATACCCAAGACCTCGATCATCTGACGGTGCAACTGTGGCAGGTCATAAATCTGAGGAGCCATCTGCGCCATCTGTAACACCGCCTGATACTGCACAACCTTCTGAGCCATGGTGCTGGCATTGGGGTCGCTTACAGGAATCACCTCAACCAACGCATAATCTCGCTGGCGTGCCCGTGGTTCTCCACGATGCGGGGTGTACTCGTACTCAACAGGTGCGTACTCAGCGATGATCTCTTTAAGCAACTTGAACTCAAGCTTCATCGCATAGTGAACCCGGGCCTGAACTGCCGCCATGGGTTTAAGTACACGCTCAAGCAAAGCCAGTGTTGTACCGACAGGTGCTTGCGCACTCATGTCAGAGATGTTCATGTCGCTGATCGCCCCCAGACGACGGCCTTCTTGCGTGATCTGGTTAAGCAGAGCAAGCAATGTTTGTGACGGCTCCTTATAAGGAAGCGTCATGATGTTGTCTTTAATAGCACCCGATGGGATGTCCACGTCCCTAAACTCACCCGGGGCAATGGGTGTGTCGTCGCCTTTGATCCGAAGCCCACGGGCTTTCAGACCCCCGGGCAGGTTGGCTAAGGTACCCGCATCAACGAGTTGTCGGATGAGAGAAGTACCTGCACGTGCGTAGCCGCCAATAATATGGATGAGGCCCAAGCCATAGAAACCAAAACCGGGAACGTAAACGTAGTGTACAAAGTGATTGCGCTTGAGCATAAGCTCGTCATCGGGATTCCAATTGCGCCGTACTGCCAGAACTCGTTGAGTTCCTCGCTCGATAGTAACGACGTAGGGTTTTGCGATTTGAATATCATCATCGCCTTCCTCTTGATCAAGACCTTCAATAATAAGATCCGCATGGATTTCAAACAGAGTAAACCGATCATCGTCGGTAACCTCATACCCACCTTCTTCTGCTTTTTTCTTCTCCACATCGTTGTGGAAAGGCACGGGATCACCTAGATCACAGTCACAGTAGAAATCGCTTGCCTGTAACTTCTTAATCTCATTTTTAGTTTTACGCATAACATGCGTAACCCGTTCTGCGGACTGGATGTGAGAGGCACCGTAAGGAACAATAACGTCTTCAGCAGGTATGTAGATTGATGTCTGCCTACCTATATTAGGATCGAAGTAAACTTTCTTAAACGCACTACCTGCCAAACCTAACGAGTAGAGCATCCTCTCATGCTCACTGCGATACTCAACCATCACTTCCGTTAACTCGTAGTTCATGTCGTTCTTAACACGAAGAGCGGCATCTTCTTTCTCACGATCAACTTCACCAATGATCTTTGTCTTGACAGGACCAACAGCAGGGAACGTCTCACTCATCGTCTCGGCTTGGAAGCGGATTGCCGCTTCAGCCAGCACGGTGGAGTAGACCCCACATGCGTCTTCCCATGGCTCCATACGTTCTTCGTATTTAAAGCCTAAAACTTCCAGACCTTTGACGTAGGTCTCGGCCCAGTCTTTACGGGATGCGATGTCAGCATCCACGGTGTCCACAAGTTCAGACGCTAATGAGGTAAGGACATTCTCATCGATGTACTCTGCTAGGTTGGCATCAAACCCAACCCCTTCTTCCATCTCTTTAGCCCCACCGATGGAGATCTCAACGGAGCCGTCTTCTCCAACCTCAATCTCAACACCTTCTGTCAGTTCAATTTCCTGACCGGGAGTCAACTCACCTTCGGCTTCTACAACTTCAATTTCGCCTTCTGGGGCTTGGTACAGTGCTTTTTCAATAGCCATAATAAGTCCTTAGTAATATCCACCCCGACGTTGTTTGAAAAACCGAATATCTTCAGGCTCATCGGTCGGTAAACGTATAAAACCACCCTGACGGAACCGCATCAGTGCCATCACGGTTGAGTCCACAAGGTCGTCATGTGACATAAATGGAAAACCTGCGATCTCCTCGACAACCTCTTCTGCCCAACGTGTTTCAGGTACCCATACTAACCCGCTCCGTACAATATCAGCAACTGAATTAAGACGAGCCAACTTGTCACCAGAGCCTCTGTGCGGTGTGTACTCCTGTACAGGTAGCCCCATGCGTCGCATCTCTTGGTATAGCTGGGTACCCGCTGACTTTTTCTCCACGATGAACGCATCCGGTTGCCATTCTTGGTATTCCCGGTGGGCAAGCTCCTTTAAATCAGGAAACTCAAGCCGTTCTTTGATCGAATTGAGTAAAATAATGTGGTATTCGCTACTCTCCTCGTTGAAAAACACACCCCACGTGGTAAGAGCCGTAAAGTCGGCCCGGTTGTGGGTTTCTGCCGCCGCATCAAGCGACATAATGACGTATTCGCACTTCGGTGCGTCCTCAGGCTTCCAGATTTTCCACCATTCTCGTTTAACAACCGAGGCTTCTTCTGCCGTTGGGTCTTGCTGGTACTGCGCATTCCACTGAAACAGCGGCATGGACGCTTTTGTGCGGTACAGCGCATCCAAATCGAAGAACTCAGGCCACAATGCCTTCTCTTTACTTGAGTTTTCGTTGAATATAGCGGGAAATTCTACAATTTCGTACTGATCTGCGTTGTCGCTTTGCGACATATCCTTGGTTACCCGCCCCGTCAGGTCATCCATGTGCCAACGGGTCTGAATAATTGCGACTCGCCCACCGGGCATAAGGCGGGTTCGTGCGCCGTAGGTGAACCATTCGTACGCTTTTTCAAAAACTTCAAAGTTGCCATTAATAATATCTTGCTCGTTGTGTGGGTCGTCCACCAAGAGCAGGTCAGCACCTCGTCCAGCCAAGGCTGAACCCACACCACAGGCAAAATACTCACCCCCCACGTTGGTGTTCCACCGTCCCGCACTTTTAGAGTCTGCGGCAAGGCTCACCGTAGGAAAAACTTCCCTGTACAAGTCCGTGTCAATCAGATTTCGCACCTTACGACCAAAGTCCACCGCAAGATCC